TATTTGGAGCTTAGTTAGGGGCATTTTAAATCAAGCCCAGGCATGAAGGAACAAGTCCCATCTTGAAAGAGTCAAAGCAACCTGACCACCACCAGTTTTAGGAGGAAGGTAGATAAGACCCACACTGCCAGTATTAAAGAACACATAATCTGTATTGCAACCGAAAGTAAAACCTGTGTTATTTAATTCAAAAGTCGGAGGGAAAACCTCATCGCCTGCGGCATATCCATTATCAGTAGAAGTGCAAACTAGTCTTGCTTGTATGATTCTCGGAACAGACCCAAGCGAATGGGCCTCCTGACTTGCAACATTGACTGCGAGGTTTCCTGTCCCAAGTGCCAAGTTTGCAGCAGACTTGAAATAAGCGCCCTGACCACTGACCATTCCTACATGGTAAGGCTGGCCCCATGCATCACTGTTAGTGTTTCTTACCTCAAGAACTCCAGAGTTATCCCTAACCCCGTGCCCACCTGAACCAGCAGTGGCACCGAAGCTGGCATAAGAATCTGCCGAACTAAGGTGGACGCCGTCCGTTGTCCCGGTGGATTCAAGGGAAGAGAACCTCCCAGTTCCAGTGCTCGCGGCACCAATGTTAGTCCCGTCGATGGCACCACCATTGATATCTACGCTGGAGAAGGTTGCGGTCGCGGAGAAGTTTGAAGTTGCACTGAAGTCGGAAGTGCCGTCTACGTCTAGTGTGCCCAGAACCTCAAGCTCGGTGGTTGAAGCAGTGATGATCTTCTCAGGCTCACTTGAAGTATCGACAGTGAGGATTGTTCCGTTGCTGTCAGAAACGGTCAGAGCAGTAGAAGAACCAGCGTTTAGTCTGAGGTCGGTAGCTTGGTTAGCCACCCTGATGGTGTCAGTGCTGATATCTAGGGTTTCAACATCAGAAGCTTCATCACCAACAACGATTTTCTTACCGCTGGTATCAAACTTTAGGTAGCTGTTCGTACCCTGAAATATCTCAAACGCTTCAGTCTGACCATTTCTGATACTAAGGTCGGTGTTCTGGCTTGAGATATCAATTGTCTCTGCGTCAATCTCGACAGTATTAATACCACTACCCGGAGCTAACTCTAAGTGGTCATTAGAAGTATCAAACCTAATGAACTCTTGATTTGCATTAGGGCCTTTAATCTCAAGAGCAGCAGCGACGTTGTCCTCAAGAGTTATATCCGCAGCAGCAGGGAATAAGAGATTATCAACCTGAAGTTCAGAAAGAGCATTCAGGACAGTCTCGGCTGTTAGCGTAGACCCGTCAGCCGCAGACCCATGAGCAACAATAAGTGCATACGCACCATTCTTTACGGTGTAGTCGGAGCCAGACCCAGCATTAAGGATAAGGTCGTGCCCTCCATTAAGAGAGTTCTTTACAAGGTAAACCCGGTCAGGGTACTCAGTGCTTACGGAACCTCTGATCTGGACAGTTGTGTTATCCGCAACCGTTGAAGATTCAAAATCAACAAACCTTGCCCGACCCTCACTGCCAGCACCACTAGGCGCATCCGCAGTATCAGTGGTGATCCAAACCATCGTCCAACTGTTTCCAGAAGAAGCAGATGTAGAGCCTGTGGGAGCATTCGCAGGGTCAATGCTCAGTGACTGGCCCAAAGCCTGCTCAATCCTCTGGAGATTCTGGTTAGTCGAATCACCCCAAGTACCGGCTTCATCGCCAGTTCCAATGAGCTTGATCTGATAATTAGATGAATAAGTAGTCGGCATTGTTTAGCCCTGCGGAACCGGAGGGGCCGAAATCGGCCTCGGTCGGTAGTCGTCTTGGTTAAGTCTGTTCTCAGACAAGTTCTTAAGAAGCATCACACCATCCGTGAACTGCTTCTCGTACCACTGGATCATGTCAGGCGAACCCTTCATATAGGTGTACGCTTGAACCAAAGACCCGTACAGAAGAACATCGGGGAACATGACAGAAAGCCACGTTCCGTCAGTCGAAGACGGGGAAGTAGTCAGAGAATCAGAAGAAGTCTTACCGTAATAGGTAATAGTCATCTGATGGTCGGCAGCACTGGGGATCGGACCCAGCCTGATATCCAAAGCTGGCTCCGAAGAGTTCACCTTGGCATCAGAAATTGCATAGTACTTGGGAACACCAGAGGTAATCGCAGTACTACTGCCGGGGTACGCCTCTAGCATGAAGTCGTAGTCCTTCTGCAAGAGATACCTGACCGGGCCAAACTCAACACCGACAGACTGTGATGCAACGACATTCTCTGTGATACGCACAGACAGAACATCAATTGCACCATTCTCAAGCTGGTACTCAGCCTGATCCTGAACAGTCATCAAGGAATCTTCACTCTTCCATTTGGAAGGAAGATCCACAGCAGCAAAGATCTTGTCTTCTGCCGAGATGATGAAGTTCGGGATATTAGAGACAAAGCTTGTCTCTGAGTTCTGACAGTACTGCTGGATGGCAGTACTCATCTCTGAGTACGTCTTGAGAGCCATTACTTGTTAGAGCCGCCCACGGTGTAGTGGTGCGTTCCGCGAGTAGCTGCACCAGTGCCTCGCGTCTTTACACGCTGAGGCTTGCCTCCACTCTTGCTAACAAGTCCACCAACCTGATACTTCTGCATCTTCTCGACCTTCTGGCCGGTCTTCTCAGCGTGAGCCTCAGCTTCCTTGAGACCCTCAGGCGTATACGCGAAGTGCTTCTTTCCTACCTTGGGCATTGCTCTCTCCTAGAGATTCGGGTTGTGGAAAGCCACAACCTCTATGTAGTTAATGTCAATGTCGCCAGCGTCATAGTCGGGTACATTGCTTTCACTGTTTCTTGAATCAAAATAGTCCAATCTTAAACCAGTGATAGTGCCAGACCAGCTTGGGTTACTACTCATATCCCAAACAATTTTAAACTCACTAGCCATATTCTTGTTTGATAAAGAAAAGCCATCAGAAGGCTGGACATTCGTGAAAATAGGTCTGTACTGAGATCTCTGCATTGAGTTAGTAGACCAAGGATAGTCAGAATCAGGGCCGGGGTCTGTCTCCGTTGTCCAGAAGAGATCACCTTGAAAATCCTGAAAGAACCTGTCATCGGATTCAAAATCAGGAAACCTATTAACTTTAAAGGAACTCACTACAAACTTATAAGTTGAAGAATTGATACTCAACCATTCGTTTGCAGCATTCTGGTTGTATCCTATTTGAAGAAAAGGATCCCCAGCAGAGGCATAAACTGGGTCAGAAACTAGATTAAGAGTCTGTGAAGAAGAGTTCCATGTGATAGCGCCACCACTAGTCCACCACCCATCAATTCTAGTCGGACTAGTCTGAGCTACGCCTGTAGAAAAGTCCCACCTGTAAGCAGCCGGAAGATCTCTGCCGCTAATACCACCAAGAGGTCTGGGGTTGCGGAGAGCCTGCGGGTCATCGAAGTGATGCCGACCTAGCTGGGTCTGAGGATTGTCCGGGCTCCAGCATTCTTCGCATGCCATGATCCCAGTCTTCTCCATGTTCATAACTTCAGACTTAAGATCATGAAGCGGATATCTGAACCCGCAGATATCGCAGAATCCAAACGCATGCTTTCCTAATGCGTAGGGTCTAGCCATTATCGATTCAGCAGATCCGGCACAAACCGGGCAGAAGTCTTGACTCGATCCTCTTCCGCAGCCTGCTGGAAGAGTTCTTCATAAGCAGACTTGAGAAGCGGGACTCTGGACGCTGCCTCCGGCTTCTTGACTGCAATGTGGTAGGCAAGGCCAGCAACAAGACACGGGATGAACCTGTCAGGAACGTCCATTGTGTTGGAAGCTAGGTTGCCCGCGTCAGCCATACGTCTGATCCGGTAATAGTAGATCTTGTAGGTCGAATTTTTATCAGGGATAGGCCACAGGGTAATCGTCGAAACCTTGTCATTCCCTGTCGTCGGATCATGATCCTTGATCCCGACCCTGTTGTAGAGATACTGAAGAGGCTGCGCCTGAGTCATCTTGTTCGGGATATTCGAGTACGTCGGTTCAGAGATTCTGCTGAGATGAAAGTCAGTCTGGCTGTTAGCTACGCCGTCATCAGTGCGAAGCATCAGGTCGAGCAGGGCGACAGTGTCAATGTCAATGCCATAGCTAGCCTGACCCTTAACAAGATCAATCGGCGTGGCGTAAAGTTCGACAGTCCAGAGGTTGATCCCTCTGTTCTGCCACTCAAGAAGAAGGTAGTTGAGGCTGCGCCGAGCAGTGCGGAGGTCGTATCCGCTGCGAAGCTCAAGGCCAGCCCGCTCGTAAGCTTCTTCTATAAGCTCAGAGATATCCGGGTTGAATGCGAATGTTCCGCTAGTTGCCACGGATGGCCTCCAATATCTCTTCGCTGTTCTCCGCTTGATTTGCCCGGAGATCCCTTAGCTCAGTCTTCAGATCACCAAGCAACTCTCGGTTGTGATTCACCTCAGTTGCAATGCGTTCAATCTTAATCTTTACCTCAGACACTTCAGCCTGATTCGCTGTAGAGCTATGGCCGTTTTCCCCGGCATGTGACATCTGCATAGTAAAAAGGCCCCCGATGGCAGAAGCTACGATGCCAAGGGAGGCCCAGAAAGTTGTCGGGGTTACATGAGTCATTAGGTGTTTACCCCGCCTGTGTAAATGACCGCAACAAAGGATGACGGGCTTGCCGTCGATGATCCAGTCTGGTCGTTTGCGTCTACAGAAAACCAAACTCCATTTTCAAATAGAATACCGTTGCCACCAAATCTGTGCTGGTACGGGAAAAAAGACTGAGCCCCTGATTGAGTCGATCGGCTAGAGTTAGGAAAAGCAACTTCGTAAAGTTTTGATCCACCAGAGCTAGATCGTAAAGACATGGGCCTAGAAAGCGTATGAGCATCATCTGATTGAAATAAACCCGATCCGCCGTTTACTACCCAAAACGCATGAACCCTAACGCGCCCACTAATTATCTGAGTACCAGAGGCGCTGCCATCGTTGTATGGATCTGTGCTTGACCAGATATTTGTATAATCTTCTGTCATATTGAGTACACCACATTGACTAGCGCAAAGATTGGGCCATTAGACCCAGGGTTGGCTGGCATAGTAATCCTTACTCTCATTCCATCGTCAAAAAGAATCCCTGGCCCTGGGATAGTCATAAAACTAGAGGGGACCAACGAACCCCCTCCTAGACCTACAATCGCACCCTTTCCTCCAAAAGCGATGGGCATTTTGAGAACTTCAGTATTTGAAGAATCCATTTTTTCAAAGTAGACAAAGGCAGGAATCACCTGCCTAATATTTGTATTTAGATAGTGAGGAGCACCGCTAGAAAGCTCAAAACTCCTAAGGCAAACACGAGTCCCTGAGGGCGCAATGGTGGTAGAGCTATCCAGCGCACTTCCACCCGCTGCTGTTTCGTGATACACAGACTTGCTTGTGCTTTTGTAATATTGACGCATGATTAGCCTATGTAAAAAACATTCACTAGAAACGGGTTACTCGCATCAGCCAGTCCATCAGTTGTCACTTCGTAGTTTAAACCGTTTTCAATTTCTAAGTACGAATCGTCGGTTACTACAAAAAGTGAAGGTTGGTAAGCGATAGCTTCAGCTATTGGTCTAGGAAATGGAATCGTCCAGAATGGATCAGAAGAAGAACCGTCAAAAAGTTTAAATCTTTGAACCGTCGAAATAGGAGCTAAAGAAGCAACCCTAGTCATGCCTACACTAAAACCTACAAGCTTTATGCGTGACGGAATGCTTGAATCAATCAACTGCCTGTCATTAACCGATGGGTTTAAGCTGACTGTAGAAACTTGGCAATAGCCTAAAGACATCTTTAGCCACCCAACTGATAGGTAATTGTGACGTTGTTAATGCCATAAGTATTTGCTCCACCTACAACCCAAACGTCATCTTTAAAAAGGTAGTAATGAGATGGAAACGGCTCAAAGTTAATCCACGGTTGATCGCTGTTGTATGCACCGCCTGTTGATCCGGCTCCGACATGGCATCCGTCTTCGTAAATTTTCGTGCCCCCACTATCGGGATCACCTTCCCAAAGCTCTATTACAGGTTTATCACCAGAAGCTATCTGATAAGGGCACCAAACTACAGAAAAAACTCTACAAGAACCGCTATTCCCAATGTCTACAAGCTTGTGCTTGGTAGTCGGGGTAGCGCGAGAATTATAGAAAACACTTTGTACATCGGTTGATTTCATAATTCTTATTGCTGGTAAGCAACCCTTAGGCTCGTAAAGTTAAGACTTACGGGGTCTACAGTTCCATCAAGTTTTTCCACTTCAAAAGAAAGCGAGGTATTTATCTTAAGGCCGTCAGCAGGGATCAAGATGGCGACATTTGTTGATAAATACTGAGGGCCGATAAAAGGGAATTTCATAATAACCGTATCCCCGTCGTAAACATAAAGTGCAATGCAAGTATCAGAGGACTGCTGCTGAAACTCATCCAACGGTCTAAACGATAAGCTTTTGACAACGCAAGGACTTGCAATTAAAGAAGTCTTTCCGTCATTAACTCCTAACTTCAATATTCTCGCTTGCTTTACGCCAGCCGGATAAACACTCAACTGAAAGCCCTCACTATCTCCCAGACTCCGGTACCAGCAGTCCAGAACGCCATGTCTTTTCTAGTGTCTGCCACTCGCTCAACAGGCCACTGGAGCCAGAACTCTCTGATATAGAGAGACACCATCGACAGATAAGCCCCGCCGATAGCACAAAGACCGAGGCCGCAGACCAGATGTAATGTCTGATCTACGGCCTCTTGTCGTTGGGGAGTGAGATCCCTGTACCATTGGGGGTCGGACAAGTCTACCTCCGAGGGGCCACTAAGTAATCATCAAAGGCAGCAGTACTGGGATACCGACTAAAGTAACTAGTAAGGTAATCTATGTGGCACGCCTGAGAGGCCGCGCTGATAGAAGCGTCCTCCGCATGTGCCACCGCAGTAGTGCTGTTCTCTGCCCGGACGAGATCAACCAGAAGGTCCCCATCATCACTCCGCAGGATGCGAGATACTCGTACATCTTCTGCCCCGATTGTCAGAACTTGATCAGTGTAAATCTGCGTAGTTCGCTGACTCACTTCATCAACCCAAGACGAACCATTAATTATGACATTGGTACTAGAGGCAACTCCAGCGTCGAGTGCTGTTCCGATTGTAAGGCCCGATATTTCACTCGTCTTCTTAAAGTAAGTAGCTATTCCTTTAATCGATGTGCCTAAAGATGTCGTAGTCGATGTATTGCGGATTGTTCCAACATGCCTTCGGTTTACATAAAAATCAGCATAAGTAGAAGCATTGAATCCATGAACTCGTATACCTAGAACCGGAGCCAAATTGACTGAATCCAAGATATAAGCAGCAGTAGTAGTGGATCCATTCGGATATGTGAAAATATCTTCAACGATACTCTCTGCGTTTGCTCCACCGCCCGCTCTAGATCTAAGCCTTAAGCTGTTGGTTCCACCTACCAGCTCAAAGCCAGTTAAGCGATCAGAGTTAAAACCACTTGTGTAGTCTCCATCGATAGAGAATCCGAAAAAGAATTCACATGTAGCCGGAGACGGAATCGCAACTCTTCCTTCAATGAATAATTCTCTTCCGCGAAACTGAAGAGACTCCTGAGTCATTACCGTCCCGCCGCTGTTGTTTTGCGATGGGTCAGTTTCATCACTGCTCAGTTGGCACCACCCATACAACTTATCCGCACCATCCTGCAAGCTATTACCCTCGGCATAGGTAAAAGTACCTGAGGCTAAAGCATCAAAGTTGTAGTTCGGCGGGACGTTTCCGGGGATACCCTGAAACTCATCAAAGTAGACTGCGTAATCCGGGTTAAATCCGATCGGCAAGTTCTCAAGGGAAGCTGCCGATACTCTGGGATTACCGCTGTATAATACAGGGCCGCTAAATCGAGTGGGTCTCATTTCTTACCTCTTTCTTGAAAGATAGATCAAAACCCAATTAAAGGGTGCCAGAAGTTCCGTCGTCTTTAATGAAGTAAGTGATAGCACCAACCATGTTGCTAGTAGGCGTTCCCCCAGCACCATTCGTCGCAGTCACCGCAGTATCAGCAGCAAGCCCATTAGTTCCATTCAGAACAAGGTCACCATTCGGGTAAATCACCGTACCATCAGTTGCGTCAGCATCCAACTCATTAAAGATCCCATCAGGATCATCAGACGTTCCTATATCAAAAGTAGGAGTCGTCCCAGTCGCATTATCAAGCATCGTAAAGCTGATGATGATCGCACCCTTCGGCAGAACAAGATCCTCACCATCCGTAGGATCCGTACCAACCTTCACTGCAAGATTACTTGCACTGGGCTGGGCAGAGCACTGGACGGACATAAGCATCCCGCCCGGCGTAACGCCATCATCTTCTCTTCGCCCACCACGCGATCTAACGGAAGAATTGAAAGTAGTCTTACTCATCGAAATAACCTCGTCACACGCAACTTGCCTACCAGTCTGCGTGCTGTCTGTTCAAGTCTGGCAGGCTTTGGTTTACCATTTAACCTTGTCTGCCCAATACGCAGCAGACATCTTGCCCTTGGCAATGTTCTTGCCATGTCGGGCTTTGAAGGACTTACGCTTTGCCTTCATCCTGTCCGACTCACCCGCCTTGGGCTTGCCAGCAGTCTTCGCACCCTTCTCACCGAAACGGATCAGCTTGATCTTGTCGCCTTCCTTGGCAAGAACAGCATGACTCTTCGTCTTGTGATTGGGAGTTCTCTTCGGCTTGTTATAGCCAGAAAATGTTTCGCTACCGCGCTTGATAGCCATGTCTAACCCTTCCGGTGCTTCGCAGTCTTCTTAGCAATCTTCTTCGGCTGCTTAGAAAACTGCTTACCCTTCTTGGTGTCTTCGCGCTTCTTTCTAGAAGTCGCAGCATATTCTTTATCCGACAAAGCTTCTCTAGCTTTTTTCGGAAGGTATCTCTCTCCGGTAGCCTTCTTTCCCTGAGTGCTGGGCTTGCCGGATTTAGTACCCCATTCTTCTTTAGTCCACTTCTTGAGAGACTTCTGGGGCTTCTTGAGTGCCATTAGTTCTTGTAGCCCCCGCCCTTGGCTTTGTATTCCTTGGCCAGCATCTGGGCCTTGCGAGCACTCCACTGGCCGGGCTTGCCGCCCTTACTGCCAGCCTTGATCTTGTTGAACAAGCTCTTTCTCAGGGAAGGCTTGGTGTAGTTCCCAGACTCGTTCACTCTGCTCTTGGTTTTCTTAGCAGCCAAGTTAGTCCTCACCAAAGAAAAGGGCGGGGCCGAAGCCCCGCCCTCTCTGGGGGGTATCAGGTAATGTTACCACTACCAAAGATACCAAGGTAGTCCGAGACGCCGAAGCTGTATCGCTCCCGCGCCTTGTACCGAACATTGCCGGTATCGAAGTCACCGTCCATGCCCGTCTGCATCGGCGTGCGCTGGAAGTGCTTCATGCCATTCGGCACATCAGTACAGACAAACCAGAACTTCTTGTTCGTCGTCGTCATGTAGTGATTGACACGGTACCCCTCAGGGATCGTGCCATTCGTCCGCATAGCGTTGATGTCGTTGTCAGCCGTTCCCGGTCGGAGTTCCGTATCGAGAATGCGGGTAGCAACGAACTGGTTGTAGGGAGCCACGATCAGCTTTCGCGGGCGAGCCGCGATAAGCAGACCACGATCATCGGTGAACGCAGCGATGTCAATAACAGCCTGCTCCAGCGAGGTCTCGTTGAGATCCGACGCCGTTGCAAGAGCATTGGGGATTGCCGTTCCATCGATGGTCTTGTGCCCAGTCGCAGAACAAAGCTGAACACCATCGCCAGCCGTGAAGTTGGCAGCGGTGTAAGCGTTGTTGAGCGGGAAGGCACCCTTGACCTGCTTGGTGTGCGCCATCGCACGGGCAAGCGCCTTGGTGTAACGGGCCGACACCGAATCATAGAGGTTGTCTTCGACAGCCTCTTCGGTAATCGCAAATCCCATTGCCACCGTTTCGTGGGTGTACCGAGCCGTGAAGTGCTCCTGGGCCGTGTCGTAAGAAATCGACGAACCCTCGGACTTCACCGGAGCGGCACCAAAGCCAGCGAGCTTGACCTCTTCCTCGAACGATCGATCCGAAGATTCCGTCTCGTAAATCTCGCCAGCCTCGTCCTCGTACTGCTGATACTCCAACCCGAACAGAGCGTTCAGACCGGGAAGGAGTTCCTTCATCATTTGTGCGCGTGAAATCGCCATGATTTATTTACCTCCTATCCCTTAGAAGTCAGAGTGAGTTCCCGATGCCCACTTAACGAAGACAACAGGAGTCGAAGAGTTTTCGTTCTCATCATCCTGAGGGCAACCCATCAGAATGACAGCACCAGTAGCACTTGCACCAGCGTTTACATCAACGATGTAACTGGAATTGCCCGTGGTAGTACTTCCACCACTGCCAGCCGAAAGGGCGTACTGAACACCAACCTGAGACGTAGCAAACGCAGTGTTCGACTCGATTCGGAACCAAAGGTTCTCATTGGTGGCAACGTATGCAAAAGCATCCGTGTTAGATCCACCACCGTTGGCGTTGTAGTACTGAGCGTACTTGATCTCGCCATCGGAAGTCGTGTACCGACATCCGACCAGCGGTCCGATCGTCGGGTTCGCATTGTCAGCAGGAACACCAGCCACTAGCTGGACATTGCCCGCATTGAGGACAACCGGATCTCCATTGAAGATGTTAGTTGCATAAGCATCAGCAATCGGGATCTCGGCAAATCCTCCAGTATTGGTACTATCGCCATTCACCTTGGAAGGACGAAATCCAAAAGCCATTGGACTATCTCCTAGATCAATCTAGCGATAGCCGACAATGGGACATCCATTATCAGTCATCGCCAAACGTGATCCGCGAACGCCGCTCCGGCTGGAGCATTGGCATACGCGAATCCTGCTCTCTGAAGTAATTGCGATCGACTGCATCCATCTGTTCCCTCAACTCCTTATCAGCATAGGCTCTAACCTGCTTCCCGATCTCAGTGGGTCGGGAGCAAAGTAGAAGTCCACCAATAAGGACATTGTCGGGATACTGACTACCTCGATCTGATGTGATCATCAGTTCGGGATAATCAGCGGCAAGGACAGGTTCCCACCCTTCTCGCAGTGCTTGCGAGACATTGATGTTGTCTTCCTCACCACGCATGGAAGCCCTGACATACCGGAACTCCAATCCCTCGCGAGGATTAGGAGAGGGTGTAAGGGCCGCAGGTTTCCACGGCGTCTCTCGCTTCTGAGTTTCTCTTGTCTCCACGTCACGATTACGGGGAGACACTTCTTTGTTACTGCGCGACTCAGTCATTACCGGATCTCCTTCAGGAGCTGCTTGGCGTACTGTTCTGGTGTTAACCCGAGGCGCTTCGCGAGGGCTACCTGGGTGGAGGTTAGTTGCACTTTGCGTGGCTTATTCGAGTTGCGCCCAGCAGGGGCGACCACGGTTGAGGTCCGAGAACTCGCAACAGGCTCCTCTCCAGCCATCTCGTTCTCAAACCGATCAGGGAATACCTGACGCATTCTCTGATCAATCTTATTGTAATAGTCGTCACTCTTAGGATCAATACCTGAACTAACAAGACTAGAGTGAATGCCATATGCAAGAGAAGTCATCTCCTCATCTTTCCCGAACCATTCATTCTGAGCCATCCAACTGGAGAGCTTAGGATCCGGCTGGGTCGGAGGGGGAGGCGAGGGCTGTCTGAGATGATCAGGAACAACCCCCTGATTCGACTCGACAAACTCTCTTTCCCTCTGGGCACGCATCAAGGCTTCCTGCGCTTGCAGAAGCTTGTCCGTGTTCCCTTCTTCGTAAGCACTCTTGTATGTGTCTCTTGCCTGAGAAAGCTGGGCGTCATTAGCCTGCTTCATCTGCTCAAGGAGTAGATTCTCGCCCTGCCCTAAGACTTGGCGAAGCTCTTCGTTCTGCCGATGCATGTTCTCGGCGTAACGAACAGCCTCCTCTCGCATTCTTTCAGCAGACTCTTTCTGCCGTCGCTCCTCATGAAACTCATACTTGAGCTTGTTGATTCTCTTACCGGCTCGACCGCTGTACTCCTGAACTTCATCGCCAGAAGCAACAGACTCATCTCGTTCCGGCACCTGATCCTCTTCAGGCCGATCATCAACAATTTCTAAATCGAACTCCTCATCACTGTTCACATCTACGATGGGCTCAGTGAGGGCGTTCCCCATTAGATCGTCGAGTGCGTTCTCGCTCATGCCCTAACAACTCCTCGCGGGTCCTGAACGACCGCCTCTACGGAATCATCATTAATGATGCGAAACTCTTTCCCGTGGATACGAAGTCGCGTGCCAGAGTAAGCACGCATCACGATCCAATCACCTTCCTGGCACCAAGGGCCATTCGGGAACCGATCCTTATCCGTGTACGCATCAGGCCCAGCCTTGAGAACAAACCCAACAATGCTTGCGACGGACTCAGCAGTTCGTCGTTCGTCGGGAATGTAAAGACCGCCCTCTGTCGTTTCCTCAACATCCGGCAGAGCAATCAAAAGACGGAACCCACTAGGCTCCGGCAACTGCGAGGGGCGATCTCCCTCGATCTCTTCCGGCTTTACATCGCTGTACTGAATTGCTTCAGACAATTGATTCACCTTTTATGCAGGAGTTTTAAGGGAACTCCAGTAAAACCCTATGCGCTCACTAGAGCGAATCATCTCCATCTACAGCAGATACGATTCTCTTGTACTCCGCTTCGGCAGCATCAAGCCCCTGAAGGAAGCCGCATATCTGCTTGTAG